GCGTCCACAACACTATTGAAAAATTCAGTTGTTTGGTTTGCTGTTGGTTTTGTTGAATAAGTAGTTTTTTGTCCAATGTAAAAGTTATATTGTGAATTATAGTTCAACGGTATTTTATTTACCGTAGTGTCTTTCTGTGGATAATCATTTGCAAAATAGAATCCTATCTGACCATAATTTGTTTTCCAATAATCATCATTAACTGTAGGACCTACGGAATCCGCACCGCTATTTGGTGCATTGAATCCTGTTTGAATCGTTTGTTTTGTTGCAATTAGTTGCTCTCTCGTTAATTCTTTTGTTGTAATAGCTGTTTGAAGTAGATACAAATCATTTGGATTGATTGTATAATATTTCTTAGCCAACTCATAGATGTCATATTTTCTACATCCTGCAAAGAACGAATCCAAAATAGAATTAACTCTTGTCTTGTTTGTTTCGTTACCCAAAACTTTATCAACAATTGTATTTAAAATTGATGGGTGGTCAACAACTATTTTCCATTGTAATGTTCCACCTCTTGATGTGTTTTTGTATGTGTAAACTGGTTCAGGTCTTCCGAGGAATTCACTCTGATTCCAGTTGGCATTAACGTTTTCACTGAAAGTTAAACCATATGGTGGAAACCACATAACTCTACCACCATTAGGACCTCTCTCACAGAGTGCTAAATCATTTGATGTAAACCCTGGTGTGTTTGAAGTTCTCCAAGCCAAGTTTTCTAGTGAGAACATATACTTTTTGGCGTAACCAACATTTGTACTCAACCCACCAGGTCCGTTAATCAAGTTAGTTGAACTTTGTCCACCCTCTTGTTTGTTAGGATAAATGTTTAAGTTATATGTGTTATCCAAAACAGAATTAGAAAATCTTCTACCGTTTACTGTAATACCATCAACTTTTTGTAAATCGTTATATTGTAAATAAGGAATGTCTTTCGCAAAAACTCTACAATATTCTGTTCCAACCTCTTGTCCAATGTCTCCCGTGTATTTGATAACTCTTGAACCCTTAGTCATTTCTGTATATCCATCGTTGAATACCTTACTAACTTGGTCAATCGCATTTCCCGCATGTTGTAATCTTTTACCTCCTTGTGGTTGGCTATCAACAATTCTTTGAGTGTTATCTAATATTGAACCTCCCTTAAATTGGATGTTTGTTGACTCTGTTGAATTATATGATGATGGTTTGAAGTCTTCGTTTTGATTAACAATTAAACCACCAACACCGACAGTGAATCCCGCATTGTTTTTATACTTGGGTGATACCCAAGTCATTCCACCTTCAATACCACCACCGTTACCGTATGTTGGTCCGTTAGCACCAAGTTTAATTTCTCTACTTGGTCCTTCATAAAGTTGTGCCAACTCTGTTGGTCCGTAAACAGGTGATTGTTGTTCAATTCCATACGAGTTTACAGGTATTGCACCTGCTGGTGAGAATACTCTTGATGGGTCTGAAGATAATGAACCAACATAATAGTTAGCATTATCTGTTGTTGAACCAACAATAGCCCCACCTAATCTGTCAAATAAAGTTCTATCAAAACTTGGCTTATACCTGTTAAAATCAAGGTTATTAAACAATCTTGATTTCTGTCCACCTCCCATGTTGTTATACATGATTTGTGAACCTGTTTGTCCACCACCCAACAATCTATTAAAGAATCTACCCACAGTGCTTCGTCTGAAAGCGTTATTCATCTGTTGGATTGTTGTAGGTTGTCTTAAAGACGTGTTAGGGTCAAAATAAGAACCTGGTATGGGTGATACAGGTATAATGCTACCAGCTAGCCTAAGAGCGAAATCTGTAGCTGCTAATATAGGGTTAGAAGGTACTGTAATTGTGTAGTTAGGTTCAATCAATGGAACTCTACCTGTAACTAAGTTGAGAATGTCGGTTCCGCTCCTTACATTGAATACATTAGCTCTACCAATCGTATTTCTTTTAATTTCAGCTGCAATTCTGTTCTCAAATTCTTTTTTTAGAACTTGAGCACCTAAACGGGCAATATATGAATCAGAACTTAACAGACCATTACTACCTTGAGGGTCTGGTGATAATAAAATTCCGATTGAAGGATAACTTGATGGGTTGAATGTTGTTGGGTATGGCTGGTTATTATATAACTGTAATGATGCTGTAATTCCCCCTTGATTTTGATTTGTAATAAATTCACCCGCATCTAAAACACCTTGTCCTCCATTAGAGTATGCATTAACCTTTTTCCAATTCTTTGCCTCAGCAATACCTTGGTCAAGAATATGTGCATCTTGTTGTCCAGGACCATACTCACCTTGGTTTGAAATTGTATTCAAAAGTCCGTTAGGGTCGGGGACTTGTCTATATCCACCTTCAGCACCCCACTCGTTTAAAGGGTATAATTTATTTGCAAATGAAGGGTCATCAATTAATGCATCAGGACTATCCACCACTGAAACATCAGATTGAATATACTCGTAGTTAGTTGGGGGCGTAGGTCTGTTAGGTGCTTTCGCATAAGGTACCAGATTCTTAACAATTAGTTTTTTCCTAAAAGCTTCTGAGTTAACTAAATCTAACGGACTTGGCATTAATTTCTTTTTATATAAATAGGTTAGTGATTAATTTTTAATTACCGTAAGTTGTGTTCTTTGGAGCCTTTGTTGGGTTTTGTGGTGCACTCAAACTCATAAAATATTGTTTAGTTTGTGGACTATTCGCCCAATCATCTAACATTTTTTTTGTTAATTCACTTCCATTAGGTGTTGTAAACTCTACTTGTATCTTACCACCAACATCTACCGTAGTCTTGGTATTTGTAGTTGTTGATAGTCCATCTCCTGGCGTTTTATTTGGAAAACGTTTGCTACCCAAATCTATCGGGTCTGATTTACCCATTAATGCATTATAGGTTGAGAATTTTCCCTCATTAATATTGGGTTTTAAATTATTACCCATTAATCCTTCTAAAAGTTTTTTTCCACCCAATTCCGTTTCTGATTTACCACTTTCAAGTTTACCTATCATTTGACCTAAAGCTTTCTGAACACCTTCTTTAAATTCTGAACCGAACTTTTGCGATTGTTTGTCCGCGGTTTCTAATAAAGTTGCACTAGCTTCTCTAAAACCTTTATTAGGGTCATTCATATCCTTCACAAATTGTTTGAAGTCAGCAATAGCTGTTGATGACATTTGTCTTCCACTTGTTGTTTTTCCGTAAAAATCAGAAAGAGTACCTGTGATTGCATCAGTCAATCTTCTTCCACCTTCAACTTCCTTATTAATTGTTTGATTACTCGCAAATCCATACATAAATCCGTGGTAGATTGCCCTTACATCACCAGCAACCTGTTCACCATAATCTAGTTGAGACCTAGCAATATCCTCTAATGTTTTTGGTCCTTCTTTTTGTTCTTTAAGTGTTGCCTCTAATTGTTGTTGACTTACACTTGTAAGTTTTTCCCAACGTCTTTCACCTGTTGCATCATCTTTAACACTGATTTCATATTCACCACCATCACCCATTCTTGAAATGTTGGCAAGTAATTGCTTATCTTCCTCTTTAACATTTAATCCAACTTGACTTATTGCGGAGATTCTCGCGTCAGCTTCTTTAGCAGCCAATCCAAGTTTCATCATTTCATTAGCATTTACACCAGTTTGTTCTTGAAGTTCTTTTAGTCTTAAAACTCCTTCAGGTGTAATCTTAAACGTTTTTGTTTTATCATCTAAGTAAGTAAATTGTTTTGCAACATTAACTAAACTATCTTGTATTCCTTGTGGATTATTAATTGAATCATTCATTAATCTGAATGGGTCTGCCAAGTCACCAACAGCTAATCCTAATCTTTGGAACGCTGATGCTACTTCAATAGCTCTTTCAGGTTTGTATAAATTATCCGCTAAATTGAATGTTTCCCTCATGTCAAACCTCAACATTGAAGCTTGTGCCGCCATTTTAGTTAATCCTTGAACGCCACCCTCAAACTGGTAACGATTCAATTGGTCCATATTATTGGTGACAACACCAAACACTTGCTTAGTGTTTGCACCTATACTTTGAATATATTGAACAGAGTTTTCAATTTGTTTGGACATTTGACCAACGCCAACCCCAACATCTTCAAATCCATCAACTAAACTTCTAATCTCAACACCAGTTACTTTAAACGCAGCATAGAGTTTTTCAGTTTGTTCTGTTGTTGCAATAACATTCCTTTTAGTCCCTAACGCAATATCCTGAATAGCTTGTTGGGCTGATGCGAGGTCACCACCAAGTCTATCAATACGAGGGGTAGCATCTGCCAATGCAGTTTTGATATCACCAATCCTCTGCCTTGTTTCGCCGAAAGCCTTATTGATTGCACCACCATAAACATCTAAGTCAGTAATCGCTCTAGCAATATCTGTGAAAAATGCAACCAACCCATTCTTACGGTACTCTTCCATTTTATCGGTGAGTTCCTTGAAGTAATCAATCGGGTTTTGTTCGTTAGGCATATATTAACTTTTCTTATAAATACAAAAAGACTGAAAATTCAGTCTTTTTTATTTTCTTCAATCCATTTATCTAATAAATATTTTCTTGCGAAAATCGGCATTTGTAAAAAATCACTGTAAGAGATATTCAACAACTTAGTCAAATAGTAAAATTCATCTAGTTGACTTTTCCTATAATCAGAAGAAAGGGCGAAAAAAGTCCACCCCAAAACCAACGTTAACCGTTAGCAATTCTCCTGATGGGGTTGTTACTGTTTTCTTCATATCTAATTTTGGTTCATTCTCATCCATAAACTTTTTCAAGAATTTGGAATCAGCGATTGGCATTTGTTCAATAAATTTCACAATTTCTCCTTTGTCTGTTGAACCATTCAACTCAACGATTTGTTTTGTAAGTCTCCAAGTTACTTTTGGTGCTACTCTACCTTGTGGGTATGAATCAGCCATTTTTTCAATTTCCATTATTTCCCCATATGATAATGGTTTAACTTTAATTGAAGTTTGAGACTTCGGTAACATTAATGAAAATGTACCATCTTCGTTTGGTTTTTGACCTTCAACTATACTTAACACACCCAAATCAACTGTTGTTTGGAATGGTTTTCTTGTAACGGGGTCTGTTAAATTAACAACCATTTCATGTCCGAAAGAAGTGTTTCTTAAGAATATTAAAATCGCTTCAATATCTCCTTCTAATAAATCTTCTATTCTAACATCTGGTTCGTAGACCTTCGCTCTTAACAAGTTGACCGCCAAATCAGCAACCCCACCCATTAAGATATTCTCATCAGCAGCGGTTAAATAACCCACCTTTAATGATTTCTTTTTATTTTTGTAGAACACTCCACCTGATGGTAAAGGAACCACGTCATGTGGAAGTGAAAAGTCTTTTTGTCCGTATTCTCTTGATTGGTCTTGCATATAAAAAAATTAACCGTATAGTTTATGTCTATACGGTTAAATATAATGGTAAATAAATTTTTATAAAGAGTATTAGTACACTAACACACATCTGTCCATTCTCATCGTAGCTGCAATTGTTGCTAAACCGTCTTGGTTGTATGCCAACTGATTGAAGTTAACGTCTGTCATAAATGTACCATACATAATCCATTTTTCAACAACAACTCCTGTTGGGTCTAACATTTCAATGTCCACATCTTTTTTGTAACCTGCAGCATAACCCATACGACCTGTAACAGATTCCGCACATAGACGAACCCACTCCATAAGAGCTTGAGCTGCTGATGGTCCGATTGGGTCTCTGAACACCACGTTAATGGTTTGCCAAGTGAATCTTCCCGCAACATATGTTGATGTGTTAAGGAATGGTATCTCAGTAGCATTAATTGTAATGTGAGGTCTTGC